CTTCAGAGCCGCCTTACTGGGTCTGCGTCGAATGCAATTGGGCTTGGCAATCACTGCAAGAGGCTAATCACCATGCTTGTAATGGAAACCCACCAGCAGAACCGGCGTTTCGCAGCGTTACAAGCAAGCCTCAATACAAGTCGGTTTGGGTAAAGCCCGTACCGCCAAAAAAACCAACTTGCGAGAAGCTGGGTGTTTGCCAGTCTAATTTGGCACCGAGTTGCCGTGATGGTGTTTGTAGGTTGGAGGCTGTCCATGCTCCGTGAATACCAACAACGCACCATCGACCAGCTTTACGCATGGTTTGAGGCAGGCAACGCTGGAAACCCCTGCCTAGTCCTGCCCACCGGCAGTGGTAAGAGCCATATCATTGCTGCGTTGTGTAAGGACGCGCTGCAATCTTGGCCGGAGACTCGGGTTTTGATGCTAACCCATGTAAAGGAACTGATCGCGCAAAATGCCGAGAAAATGCGCCAGCACTGGCCTAACGCGCCAATGGGAATCTACTCTGCGGGGCTTGGCCGTAAGGAGATGGGAGAGCCGATTACCTTTGCAGGCATTCAGTCGGTGCGAACCAAGGCCAAGCAGATCGGCCACGTTGATCTAGTCATCATCGACGAGGCCCACCTGGTGAGCCACAAGGACGAGGGCGGCTATCGGACACTTCTATCGGACATCTATCAGACAAATCATAATGTGAGAGTGATAGGACTTACCGCCAGCCCGTACCGCTTGGGGCATGGCTACATTACCGACAAGCCCGCCATATTCGACGCGCTGATTGAGCCGGTGAGCATTGAGGAATTAATTTTCAAGGGCTTTCTGTCCACCCTGCGGTCCAAGTTGACCGCCACCAAGTTGGAGGTGGATGGGGTCCATAAGCGGGGCGGCGAGTATATCGAGGCCGAATTGCAAGCCAAGGTCGACACCAGCGATAAGAACGCCAAGGTGGTGCAGGAAATCATTAGCCTAGCCGGTGCCCGCCGGTCGTGGCTGGTGTTCTGCGCCGGTGTAGCCCATGCCCAACACATAAAAGAGGCGCTGGTGGAACAAGGCATTGTGGCCGAGTGCGTGACTGGCGACACGCCAAGCGCCGAGCGTGATCGTATCCTGAGCGAGTTCAAGGCAGGCACCATAAAGGCATTGACCAATGCTAATGTGCTTACCACCGGCTTTGACGCGCCCATGATTGACCTGATTGCTATGCTGCGCCCTACTATGTCACCAGGGCTATACGTCCAGATGGCGGGGCGTGGCCTGCGGATCGCTGACGGCAAAGCCGATTGCATGGTCCTAGACTTTGCTGGCGTGGTGGAGCAGCATGGCCCCATTACCGCCGTGCGCCCACCACCTAAGAAGGGCGATAAGCAGGGCGAAGCACCAGTAAAGGTCTGCGACCACTGCCAGGAGATATGCGCCCTGTCGGTGCGGGTATGCCCAGCCTGCGGGGCCGAGTTCCCCGAGCCGGTCCGGCCAGCCCTGAAACTGCACAACCTAGACATCATGGGCAATGAGGGCGTGGACCTTGACGTTACTAGCTGGACTTGGCGCAAGCACATCAGCCGAGCCAGTGGGAAGGAGATGCTCTCATTAACGTACTATGGCGGGCTGAGTGACGCACCAGTGACCGAGTATCTGGCTGTGACCCATGACGGCTACGCAGGCGAGAAATCGCGTAGGCTATTGGCCGAGGTGGCCCACCAGGCAGGCGTGGTGCTGGACTATGGCACCGCCGACCTGCATGAGATGGCGCAGGTACTTACCGAAGGCCAGCCACCGGCCACCATAGAGTTTAAGCGCGAAGGTAAGTTTTTCACCATACTACAAAGGAAATGGAACCCATGAGACACCCAGAACCCCAAATCGTCACCCTATACCGCACCACCCTGAGAGCCGAGCCGCCAAGGGTCTGCCATACCTGCGACCATTACAGCAAGGAGGGGGTTTGCGCCGAATTTAATGATGAGCCACCGGCTGATTTTGCGAGTGAGCCAGGAGGTTGTTCACTGTGGGAATGGGAGTTACCGTTTTGACCGCACCTAGCGAACACTTAGAACAGGTCCGATTAGTATCGTGGTTCCGGCGCGAGTGGCCGGACGTACGTATATTCGCAATCCCTAACGGCGGGGGCCGCAGCATGGCCCAGGGCGCCAGTCTAAAGGCCGAGGGCGTCACAGCGGGAGTGCCGGACCTATTCGTACCCGCGTGGAAACTATGGATTGAAATGAAGCGCAGTACGGGCGGCGTGGTTTCACCAGTGCAAAGGGACTGGATCGTGTACTTGCAGGGTATCGGCCACCAGGTAATTGTGGGGCACGGGTTTGAGGACGCCAAGGCAAAAATTGAGAGCATAAAAAAGCCCGAGTGTTAGTCGGGCTGATGTTTATGGTTAAAGGCCGAGAATCAGGGCTATCAGGGCCGCTAGTAGGGCGGCAATGAGCATGGTTCCTCCCATTGGCTACCAACCCAATCAATAGGGTCGTATGGTTCGTAATAAAAATATTCCATTGCCTCCCAGCGAGACCAATGGTACTCGGCCATAAGATGCTCAATCTTTTCGCTCACGTCATTGTCATGGCCGTATTCCTGATAATCCTCCATCAAGTCGCGCTGGCGGGTGGTGCTCATTCGTTCACCTCTAAGCGTCGAAGCGCCACATAATGCAATAGCACATGAGTGCGCGTCATGTAAGCGCTGGGACTGGCCGCGCTGCGCTTTATTTCATCGGGCCGCATTAAGCGCATAAGCGCTGCTAAATATTTGGCGCGGGTCATGATGCCCACCATGTAACTAAGAGCATAGCCAGGGCAAAGCCAATGGCGCAAGCAAGGGCTATATCGGCCAGGGGGTAGCGCTGGGGATCGGGTGTGTAGTGTTCACGCATGGTCCGGCACCACTTGGTACATATTCCAGCCGCAGGTGACCACTTGGTGACCTTCGCGCAGTAGTTCGGCAATCATAGAACGGTCGAACGCGTGCCAGCCTGCCCAGTCCGCAGGGTATCGGCACACTTCGGACCAGCCGCGTAATTCGTGCTTTGCATGGTAAGCAATAGTAGGGGTTTGCATGGTTTACTCTCCTAGCTCAATGATATGGCGGGTTTGTGCGCCATATTCGCGCAACATGCGATTAGACAATTCCACCGACATAGTAATGAACGAATACCCGTCCGGCATAGTAACCATGTAAAACATCCCGTATTCGTTTATATCGTATTTGTCGCAGAATTCTTGCAGTATCTTATCAAGTGCTAATGACATATTATTTTCTCCAATAGTTAATTGGCTGCACAATGCAAGCCCCTAAGCCCACAGCATGGGCTTAGAGAATGCATTACTTTCCGGCTTTCAGAATCTTATCGGCTGCGCCGAATATGCGTTGGGCTGACTTATCGCTAATCTCAGAACCAGATAACCAGCCTTGAATATAGCCCCGTGACTCGATAAGACCAGGCAAATCAAGCACCGAGCACAATATATATGCTACTGACTCTGCTTCCACTTCGCGTATGTCCTTCGGCGTTTTATCATCATCATGCATAGCGTGTTCTTCGGTGTGACCAAGCACTACATGGGCAAGCTCGTGAAACCGTGTTTTATGGGGCAGTGCTGCAACCGGATTAATGGCGATATTTTTACCCTGCGCGTAACCTTGAGAATTCCCGTTCGGCGAGTCAAATCGAATTTCAGTAATGCTAAGGGCTTCCAGAGCTTTGGCCTTATCCCATGCTGGGCTTGCTGATTCACTGACAAAATCCGTTCCTTCAGTCTGGTCTAGGGTAAACCAGTTATTTTTAAGGGTGAACCATTGAAAGCACTCGCCGGTTTTTTCGCCCGCGCCGTCTTTTTTGTTGATTGTCACCGGCATAACCAGTGCAATTGCTTTTTCGCCCTTTTTGACTTGACGGCCAAGCTCGGACCAGCGTTTATATGTAGCTATCGGTGCCAGGCTCATATCTCGGGCTTGTAGTTGGGACCACGCCAATAGTTGATTGCCCATGCTGTAATTGTGAAATGCCTTATAGCATGAGCTTATGATGCCAGGCTGGGTTACAGCATCTTGCAGCATAGTTGACCATGCTACGGTTTTTTGGTTCTCCATAATTTTCCTTTGGGTAATCGGGACAATTCCCGCCACTGCCCACAGCATGGGCAGGGACTGGTACTGTCAGGATTAGATCAATGCGGCCTGACGTTCAAGCCACGCCGTATCGGATAAGGGAAAGCCAGTGCAGTCGATTTCGCCAACCGTATGATGTGCAGGGTTAACATTGCAATAAAGGTCCATAACGTTATGGTGCAAACCATAGGCAAGAACAATTTGATTGCGGGCAATTTCAGGGTTTGCTGCACTGGCCCTAACATGGTCGACTTGGCCGGTTTTTTTGTTAGTAACTTGGTAGGTGTACTGTTTCATGGTTTGCTTTCGGGGTTGTTAGCTAGGGCACTATTGCACTGGCTTGGCATCGACTGTAATAAAGTTTGTTACAGTTAGTCAGTCACATTGGAGACAGTAAACCACTAGGGAAAACCCTTGAATCGGATTGAATCGGTTGAATCGATGCGCATCAGTGCACCGATGCAGATTCGGGCAAAACAGCGCTTTTTGTATTGAATCGCATCACCACCCTAAGGGTGATGCAACGATACAAGCGATGCAGGGGGTTTTTTGGGGGATAATTCAATGAGTGTTGAACTATTTTTGGGGGGAATGCATGGCTTACGTGGTTTACGACGATGCAACAAAAAATGTAATGGTGGATAGCCTACTAGTGCAGATCGAGGCTGGCAAATCGATGCGGGAGGTGTGCCGCATGGAAGGGATGCCAGATCACACTACAGTAATCCGGTGGATGCGGGATGATGCCTCCCTTGCTACCAGGTACGCGCGCGCTCGGATGGCCCAAGCCGATGTTCTTTTCGATCGCATGGAGGCCGTGGAGGAGGCCGTTAGCGCGGGAACCATGGATAGCCATGCTGCGCGGGTTGTACTAGATAGCATGCGATGGCGCGCAAGCAAGCTCGCACCGAAGGTCTACGGGGACCGTCTCGACGTGTCCGTGTCTGACTCAAGGATTAGCATCACCGGCGCACTAGCTGCAGCGCAGTCACGCTTGGTCGATGTGATCGACGTTGTACCGCGCATCAGTGCGCCCGATGCAAACGATTCAGGCGAGGAGGGGGAGGGGTAGGGCCGAGCCGGAAGGGCCAACGGTGACGGAGCCTCCGCGAACAATTTTTATTTTTTTAAATTATGCAACTTCATGCGGTTCCAATGAAATTAACTGAGGCTATTGAGTTTGTTCGTAATTTTCATAGGCACAATAAACCACCTGCTGGCGGTTTGTTTGCAGTTGGCGTATCCGATGGAAATAAATTAGTTGGCGTTGCTATTGTGTCTAGACCGGTATCAAGACATTTAGACAATGGTGAAACCGTAGAAGTTATACGGTGCTGTGTTGTAGATGGCGCACCTAAAGGTTCATGTTCATTTTTATATTCGCGATGTTGGCAAGCAGCAAAAGCATTGGGATGGAAAAAAATTATTACTTATACATTGCAATCAGAAACTGGCGCATCATTAAAAGGCGCGGGTTGGAAAATAATTGCTGAGTTAAAAGGTTCAACTGGTTTGGGTTGGCAAAATAGACCAGGCAGAGAATGGCAAGAAGTTACTGGTCAATCTAAATTTAAATGGAGTAATTAATGCAAACCACAATCTACAAACCAGAAGATGAGCAAGAGTTAATGGCATTACTTTGGAGTCCTGCATTAAGTAATAACCCACTGGCGTTTGTTAAGTATGTATTTCCTTGGGGTGTCAAAGGTACTCCATTGGAACATTTCTCTGGTCCAAGAAAATGGCAGCGTGAGATATTAGAAGATATTACTAGGCATATACAAAGTAATCAAGGCAAAGTAGATTACCAAGTAATGCAAGAAGCAATATCGTCAGGTCGTGGAATTGGTAAGTCAGCATTAGTGTCATGGTTGACTATCTGGATGCTGACAACTCGTATTGGTTCAACAACGATCATCTCTGCCAACTCAGAGAATCAACTCCGAAGTATTACTTGGGCTGAGATTACTAAGTGGTTAGCAATGTCACTGAATTCACATTGGTTTGAAGTCAGTGCAACAAGATTGGCTCCGGCCAAGTGGTTGACTGAGTTGGTTGAGACGGACTTGAAGAAGGGTACGCGCTACTGGGGTGTTGAGGGTCGGTTGTGGTCGGAGGAAAATCCTGATGCGTATGCTGGTGTGCATAACTTTGACGGTGTGCTGGTGATCTTTGATGAGGCGTCGGGTATTGCTGATCCGATATGGGCTGTCACTGGTGGATTCTTTACGGAAAACACGCCGAATCGTTTTTGGCTGGCGTTCTCGAACCCACGGCGCAATACGGGGTACTTTTATGAGTGCTTTAATAGTAAGAGGGCGTTTTGGCAGACTAAGGTGGTGGATGCTAGGACGGTGGAGGGGACGGACAAGCAGGTGTACGAGAGGATTATTCAGGAGTACGGGCCGGATAGCAGCCAGGCCCATGTTGAGGTGTATGGGATGTTTCCGAGTGCGGGGGATGATCAGTTTATATCGAGTGACATTGTGGATGAGGCGATGAAGCGGCCTAAGTACAAGGATCAGTCGGCACCGATTGTGATTGGTGTAGACCCTGCGCGGTTTGGTGCGGATGCAACGGTGATTGCGGTGAGGCAGGGCAGGGATATAGTGAAGATCATGCGGCATCGGGGCGATGACACTATGACGGTGGTGGGGCACGTGATTGAGGCGATTGAGGAATACAAGCCTACGCTGGTGGTGATTGATGAGGGTGGGTTGGGGGCAGGGATTGTGGATAGGCTCAAGGAGCAGCGGTATAAGATCAAAGGGATCAACTTTGGCAATAAGGCCAAAAACCCTATAATGTATGGAAATATGCGTGCCCAGATGTGGGGGGATATGCGGGATTGGCTGAAGACGGCGAGCATTCCGAATGACAGGTTCTTGAAGACAGACCTGATTTCGCCCATAATGAAGCCTGATTCACGTGGAACCATTTTCTTAGAAAGCAAGAAAGAGATGAAAGCTAGGGGGCTGGCTAGTCCTGATGCGGCAGATGCAATATGCGTTACATTTGCATTTCCTGTGGCGCACAGGGAATACACTGAGAAAACCCGTACACTACGGACTTACGACCGTGGTGCAGTTTCAACTGGTTGGATGGGAAGTTGATGAAAAATTTCAACACAGTAACGGACGGCCACGATGAATGGTTGACGCCAAAGTACATAACTGATGTTCTTGGGCCATTTGACCTTGACCCGTGCAGCCCTGGAAATAGAAGACCTTGGGACACTGCTTCGCATCACTACTCAGAAGAACAAAACGGGTTGTCCGCGCCTTGGTTTGGTAATATATGGTGCAACCCACCATATGGCAAAGAAACATTTGTGTGGCTTAAAAAGTTGGCTGATAACGGAAACGGCATTGCACTTATTTTTGCGCGAACCGAAACAATTGGCTTTCATGCTCAAGTGTGGCAAAGGGCAAACGCTGTTTTTTTCTTTAAAGGCCGTTTAAAGTTTTGTCGAGTGGATGGCACTGAAGCAAACACATCTAATGCGCCATCATGTTTGGTAGCTTATGGTGACAAGATGGTAAAGCGCATTCAAGACTCAAGATTAAATGGAAAATTGGTTGTACTACAATGATAGTGCTTGCGTTGTTTTACATGAAGGCATAACATGGCAACTAAGAAATCAGTTTCTTTATCAGTAGGCCGTGGCGAGAAGCTACCGGTATCCAAAGGCGCTGGACTGACTGCCAAAGGTCGCGAGAAGTACAATGCCGCTACCGGTAGTAACTTAAAAGCGCCGCAGCCCCAAGGCGGCGCACGCAAGGACTCGTTTTGCGCCCGTATGTCTGGCGTGCCTGGGCCGATGAAAGATGAAAAGGGTAATCCCACCCGCAAAGCTGCTGCACTAGCAAGATGGAAGTGTTAATCATGGCTACAAAACCTGGACTCTATGCAAACATTCACGCCAAACAAGAGCGCATCAAAGCTGGCTCTGGCGAGAAGATGAACAAGGTCGGCAGCAAGGCAGCGCCTAGCGCCAAGGATTTTAAAGATTCGGCCAAGACGGCTAAACCAATGAAAAAGAAATAGCCATGCCATTAGTCAAGTCAAAGTCACCGGCTGCCTTCCGTGCTAATGTGAAGGCAGAGGTTAAGGCTGGAAAACCTGTCAAACAAGCTGTGGCAATTGCGTATTCTGTAAAGAATGCAGCCAAGCCAATGCCAAAAGGTAAAAAATAATGGACATTACTGGTATCACCGCCGCTGCCGCAGTCGCTGTTGGCGGTTCTGCAAAAGACAAGAGTGATGCCGAAATCCTTGCCACGGCCCGTTCGCGTCTTGACATGGCTATGTCGGCGCTTTCAGAGTCGCGTGAGGATGAGAACGATGACCTGAAGTTTTACGCTGGCTCACCGGACAATTGCTGGCAATGGCCTGCTGACGTGCTGGCTACCCGTGGTGCTGTGCAAGGTCAGACTATCAATGCGCGTCCCACGCTGACTATTAATAAGCTGCCACAGCACGTTCGCCAGGTTACCAACGACCAGCGGCAGAACCGCCCTGGTGCCAAAGTCATTCCGGTGGACAGCAATGCCGATATTGAGATTGCTGAGATTTTTAACGGCATGATCAGGCACATTGAGTACATGAGCGATGCTGACGTGGCTTATGATACGGCTTGCGAGAACCAAGTGGCTTACGGAGAGGGGTACATACGCCTTCTGACTGAGTATTGCGACGACAACACGTTTGATCAGGACATTAAGATTGGCCGGATTCGCAATTCGTTCTCGGTGTACATGGACCCGACCATGCAAGACCCGACCGGCGCTGACGCCAAGTACTGTTTTGTGACGGAAGACCTGACCAAAGACGAATACACCCGCCTGTACCCCGATTCGGCACCCATTACCACCCTGCAATCTCTTGGTGTAGGCGACCAGTCAATCTCCAACTGGTTGAATGAGGACACAATCCGCATTGCGGACTACTATTACATAGACTATGACCGCGCCACGCTGAATTTGTACCCTGGCAACGCTACGGCCTTTGTTGGAACGCCAGAAGACAAGCAATTAAAGGCGTTTTACGGCAAACCGCTGAAGTCCCGCGAGTCTGACCGGCCCAAGGTGCGCTATTGCAAGATTAATGGCTACGAAATACTTGAGCAACGCGAGTGGGCAGGCAAGTGGATACCTGTTATTCGCATTGTTGGCAATGAATTTGAGGTAGATGGCCGTCTGTACGTCAGTGGACTGGTGCGAAACGCCAAGGATGCCCAGCGGATGTACAACTATTGGGTATCCCAAGAGGCAGAAATGCTGGCTTTGGCCCCCAAGGCTCCGTTTATTGGCTACGGTGGGCAGTTTGAGGGCTATGAAGACAAGTGGAAAACTGCTAACACCCAAAACTGGCCGTATTTGGAGGTTAATCCAGACGTTACAGACGGTCAAGGCAGTATCTTGCCACTACCACAGCGTGCCCAGCCGCCAATGGCCTCTAGTGGCCTATTACAGGCCAAAGCAGGGGCGGCAGAAGACATTAAATCGACTACAGGACAATATAACGCTTCTTTGGGCATGGGTTCCAACGAACGCTCAGGAAAGGCAATTCTTGCGCGTCAGCGTGAGGGCGATGTAGGTACTTACCACTACGGTGACAACTTAGCCCGTGGTGTTCGGCATATTGCTCGTCAATTGGTGGACATGATTCCCAAGATTTACGATACCCAGCGGATTGCTCGCATTATTGGCGAGGACGGCGAGACAAAGATGGTCAAAATCAACCCAGACCAGCAGCAACCAGTCCAAAAAATCGTTGACCAGCAAGGGATTGTGATTGAGAAAATTTACAATCCTGGCGTTGGTAAGTACGACGTTGTGGCAACCACCGGCCCAGGCTACGCGACCAAACGTCAAGAGGCTTTGGAAGCAATGGCACAACTGTTGCAAGGCAATCCTCAACTGTGGACTGTGGCCGGTGACCTGTTTGTTAAAAATATGGACTGGCCTGGCGCCCAAGAGATGTCCAAGCGCTTTGCCAAGACTATTGACCCTAAACTCATGGGTGATGGCGAAGACAACCCAGCATTAGCCGCTGCACAGCAACAGATGCAGGCAATGGGTGCTGAGATGGAACAGATGCACACAATGCTACAAAACGTGTCTAAGTCTATGGAAGCGCAAGACATGAAGCGCAAGGACTATGAGGCAGAAATCAAAGCCTACCAAGCTGAAACGCAGCGCTTGACTGCCGTGCAAGCATCTATGTCTCCAGAGCAGATTCAAGACATAGTGATGGGCACCGTTCACGGCATGATTACTTCTGGTGATCTGGTGGGCGAAATGCCTGGCCGCGAGTCAATGCAAGATACTATGAGTGAAATGCCGCCCCAACAAGGAATGCCACAATGAAAGCCTGTGACTTTGTAGGATTGCTGTTTTTGGCTCGGGATGTTACCCATTCGGTGCATCTGAATACCCGCAGCTATTCCAAACACGTAGCCCTAAACATTTTCTATGACCGCATTATTGGTGCGGCTGATGATTTTGCTGAAGCCTATCAAGGGCGGCATGGTTTATTGGGGCCAATTACCCTACAATCAGCAAAGAAAACAAACAACGTCATTGAGTTTTTGGAAGATTCTTTGAAGCAAATTGAAGATAGCAGATACGAAATCTGTGATAAATCTGATTCATCTTTGCAGCAGTTGATTGACAACATCATTGAAATTTACCTCCGCACTTTGTACAAACTCCGGTTCTTAGCATGATCAAAATTGACTTCACCATTAACGGCTTCTCAGACGCTCTGCACCTGGCCGACGACCACGGCCTAACCGACGCTGAAATTGAGGTTATGAAACAGGCCCGCTATGACAAGTGGAAGGACTTCATTGACACCCCGCCACCCGTGGTTGATGGACCAGTGGTGCCCTTCGTTTGGCCGACTGACAAGCCGATTGTGGAGTAGTCATGGCGAACCGATATTGGGCTGCTGGCGTTTCTGGGAACTGGAACAACACCGCAAGCTGGTCATCTTCCGCAACGGGCACTCCTGCCGGTGCCTCAGTGCCGGGAAGCTCTGACTCTGCAATTTTCAACGCAGCTTCCGGTACAGTTACCGCTACGCTAGACATCAGCCCAGACATTCAGACCCTGACGATGACAGGCTTCACGGGTACGCTTGCTTTTGGCACAAACACTATCTCGCTGAACAGCATTGGTACTATTTTTACTGGCTCGACAACAACAACGGTCACAGGTACGCCGCAGATTATTTGCACATCTACAACAGCGGTGTCATTAAGAACAATTACACCAACAGCAGTCACAGAAGCTAACAGTATTTCGTTTAGAGTTACTGCCGGTACTGCTGTGGTAAGCATAACCGCTGGT